ATCAAGAAAAAGAGTTGGGTTTGTTGTTTACGATGACCCAAATACTGGCAATCAAGAAACATTTGATGTTGATGAAGAATACAAAATGCCAAAAGAGTTAAAAGCTCTTGGGGCTAAAATGGAATGGGAATGGGTTAACGAAGTTTGGGAGGGTACACGTATTGATGGTCTTTATTACATTAAGATGAGACCTTATACAAACCAAAGAAGTAGTTTAGACAATCCATCAATTTGCAAACTTCCAATTAATGGAAGAAAGTATTCTGATATCAACTCACAGAACGTGTCGTTGATTAGTCTTGGTATTCCATACCAGCTTAATTACAACATCTATAAATACCGTCTTGAATTAGCAATTGCTAGAAGTAAAGATATCATAGCTCAATTTGATATTAACATGATCCCTAAGAACTGGGACATGGATAAGTTCATGTACTATGTAGAAGGTACAGGTATTGCTTGGGTTGACTACAACAAAGAAGGAATTCAATTGTCTCCTCAACACCAATCAGTGTTGGACATGTCTATTAAGACCATATCACAATATTTAACTCTCCTTGAATCTATCATGTTAGAATGGGAAAAACTTTCCGGGGTAACAAGACAGAGACAAGGGCAAATGGGAACATATGAGGGAAAAGCCACATCACAGCAATCCATTGTTCAATCTTCTCACATTACTGAAGACATCTTCCGTAAGTTTTCTAACTTTGAGCAGAGAGAACTACAGGGTCTACTTGACTATTCGAAAGAAGCTTGGCTTAACGGTAAAAAAGCCACGTACGTAATGCCTGATGGTTCATTTGATGAACTAGATGTAGATCCAATCACACACATGGAAAGTGAGTACGGAATCTTTGTATCTGATGCAGGTAAAGACATTGATAAGAAACAGAAGATTGAAGGACTTGCTCAAGCAGCAGTTCAGAATGGTCTTCCACTTTCTGCAGCAATTGCTATGTACGATTCAGATAGCTTAAGCCAAATTAAAGATAAAATCATTCAAGCTGAGAAAGCTCAAGAGCAACTTAAGCAAGCACAAGATCAAGCTATGCAACAACAAGAGCAGGCTAAAATTCAAGTGCAGCAACAAGCTATTCAACAAGCTTCTCTTGATAAAGAAAAAGATCGTCAACTTCAAATTGAAGTAGCATTGATTGGGGCAGAAGCAACTGATAAAAATTCTCAAGCTAATCTTGAAAAAATGATGCAAGATTTTCAAATAAAACAACAAGAGCTAGCTTTAAAAGAAAGAGATTTAGATATCAAAGCTAATTCACAAATTAAAGAATAATGAAGTACATGGACAAAGTAGCCTCAGCTAAAGGTAAAGTAACCGTGCCAGGCTTAGTAGTAGAATTAATGGATGCAGGAACTAAATTCCACATTCTACATTTAACAATTACAGGACCTGGTTCTTTTGCAGCTCATAAAGCACTTAACGAATTGTATGATGCTTTACCTGATCATGCAGACACAATTGCAGAAGGTTTTCAAGGAGCAACTGGAGAAATTCCAGATTATCCTGCAGAAATGCCTTCTTACGTATGTGCTCCTGAGATGACTACTGTTAAAGAAGCAATTAGTTACATTGAAGAACTTCACACTAAAATTTCTAAGTTACAAGATACAATTCAATATTCAGAAATTGTAAATGAACTAGATAACATCAAGTCTACTTTAAACTCAGCTAAGTATAAGCTTAAATTCTTGTCATAAATCTTATGGATAACGCTACTAGGAAGGAGCTACTGTATAAAGCAAGAGCTGCTGGATATCCTGGCAGTATCTTAGATGTCTTTGCTAATTACGATCAAGGTAAAGACTTGATTGGTGAGTTTCAACAGCAACAGCAGATGCAGCAACAGCAGCAGATGTCTGACATGGCTGCACAACAATCTGGGCTAGAGCAACCTCAACAGCAAATGCAACAGCCTCAACAACAAGGTCCACAAATGCCTGTTGTTCCAAGTTCCCCAACTCCTGCCCCTAAGTTTACTCCTCCTCAACCTCCTGCCCCAATCGGAGTTCAGTCCCAAAATACCCCAATGGGAATTGTATCGGGGCAATCAGGGCCTAATCAGGGAAGAGCTATATTTGCAACTGGTGGATTTACAACAGATCCTCCATCCTATACTCTTCCTACTCTTGAGATAAAAGCTAAAAGAAATGCTCCAGTTCCTACATGGGGAGAAGATAACCCAGATCCTGGATTTAGACCTCCGTTCTTAAGGCCTGGACCAACTATAGAAAATTCTAAAATAGATTATGTAAAAAAAGGTTTACAACCTAATGGTAAACCATTACCAAGAACAGGTTATAATGTAGAACCAGGAAATTTATCTCAGGATGCTCAACCAGATAGTCCCGTTATGGACGTTTTAAAATATTTAGATCAGACAGGGCTTCTTTCCTGGGGGGATGCTAATAAAGCTTATACTGAGTGGAAAAAGTCGGGGGACCCCATTCCAACACTGTCTCAAAATTTAGATATGTTTTCTGCTATACCAGCTTTAGGGAAGTATGGAAAAATACAATATATTAGTAAGGGTGTAAAACCATTAACTAAGTTTTTTGGCTGGCAAAAGGCTTTAAATGCAGCAGATCTTGTAGATGATTTAACAGGAGCGTTTAGTGAGCAAGAAAATTCTAAAGACCCAAACTTTGTTCAAAGAGCCTGGTCAAATATTACAGAACATAAAGGTCCTCATGTTATTAAAACTCCAGCATTTAAAACTGGAGGTTTTAGTAACGAAGGTCCTGGATGCCCTGATGGTCAATTTAGAGATATTAATGGAAATTGTGTAGAAATACTTCCTCAATCTGAATTTAGAGATCAAAGCTATTATGATAAAGTTTTTGGAAATCGGAGTAATGTAGCTGGAAGGAACGAATACTGTAAAAAATTTCCAGGGTCAGATGCATGTGTTAAGTCTACTGAAGCAAATATTCAAAAGAAAGACATGCCTGGGTTTGTTTTAGATAGAGGTCTTTGGATAAACCCTATAAACAAAAATAAAACTGTTAATTCTTCAGATTTTAGTTACGAGCTAAGAAGTTTTAAAAAATTTCTTACTGCAAATAAAACATTAGAACAAAAACCTTTAACCTTTAAAGAGTTTAACAATTTATCAGGTGGTGCAGGAGATTTACTTTTAGAAAAAGATTGGTCTACCCAAATTGATAAATACGGAAAACCTCTAATAGAGAGGTGGAAATCTGACTACCGTGATGAAGAAACTTTAAAAGGAGATGAAAGAAAGTATGTAGACTCTGAAGATTTAAAACTTTATGAAGGAACATTAAGAAATCCTATATCCTTATTAAAAGAACTAGACCAAAAAAGTGTACAAGATGAAATAGGTAGAAGATTAGAAGAATCTAAAAGAATGTCTCAAAATACAGCTAATACAGTGACAAACAAAAACGTTGCTGACTTTGAAGGGCAGCCTAGAGTATTTGGAGAAAACGTTACTGCAGACTTTAAGAAAATAAAAATTAAAGAAGACGTTCCTTATTATAAACTTTCCCCAGAAGAACAGAAAAAAGAGGATGAAATATACCGTCTTCAAATACAGAATAGAAAAAAATTAGGGGGAGCTAAATGCTATACCTGTGTAGGCAGAAAACACCGAGTGTGATATAATAAAGCAAAGTATAAAAATAAAATTTATGCTTTTTGATTAAAAACTAGTAATACCTTTGTATATATGAGTAAACCAAACGACAAATTAGATTTCTCAGACATCACTTTCGACGACTTTATAGGTGATGGACTTGAGACAGCTAATCCAAAAGAGGATAAAGCTGAAAACATTGATAATGATGACGATCTTGAAGATCAAGATGACGACATCGATGATAATAACAATGATGATGACGATGATGAGGACAACAATCCTGCACCTCGTAAATCATCTACTAAAAAAGGAGTCTTTGATGATTCTGATGATGATGTAGATGATGATGCAGATGAGGATGACGGTGAAAGTTCTATCACAGATTCAATTGCAAAAGCTTTAGGCTACGAATTAGAAAAAGATTATGCTGATACTGAAGAAGGGTTAGCAGAGTTTACTAAAGATGTAGCTAAAGAGATTGCAGAAGATCAATTGCAAGCATTGTTTGAGCAGTTCCCTACAGTACAAAAACATCTTGACTTTGTACTAGCTGGTGGAGACCCTGACAAATTCTTCCAGACTTACAATCCTTCATTGGATTATGGTCAGATTGAAATTGACAGAGACGACTCTAGAACTCAAAAAGGATTCTTAACTGAATACTTAAGAGAAAAGGGACATGATGATGATTTCATCAAAGATATGATTGATGACTATGAAGACTCTGGCAAATTATATGACAGAGCTTTAAATGCACAAAAACATCTTGCAGCTGGACAAGCTAAAGAGAAAGAACAAATTGTAGTTCGTCAAAGAGAAACTCAAAGACAACAACAACAACAAACTGAAGAGTTTTGGGAGAGTGTTGCAACTACAATTGAGCAAGGAAAAGAATTTGCTGGGATTAAAATTCCAGACCGTGAGAAAGCAAAATTCTTTGACTACATCTCTAAGCCTGTAGATAAGCAAGGACGTACTAAAAGAGACGTTGACTATGCTTCTGCAGAAATGGATGCAAAATTAGCATTGGATTACTTGATGTATAAGAAGCTTGAGTTGAGTGATATTATCTCAACTAAAGTTAAATCAGCAAGTGC